TACTACGTTGCGCGATACGTACAGATCAAGGCCTAAGAAATTACCTTTAACTGAAGTAGGCGCAACATTACCGCCAGCGTTCATTGGATTAGCAGCATTGTAAATAGGGCGACCAGTTGTATCGGTAGCGCCGAGTAATAATCCCCATTGGCTACTACCACAGAGATAATTCTTAGCGAAATAAGAAGTAGCTAAATAAGCTGCAGGTGCAGACTCAGTAGCGAAAGCAATTAGGCCGGCGCTTGAAGCTGCTTGTGCTGTAGCTTGTGTACCTTGTGCAGTTAAGAAAGAGATTAATGCAGTTTCGGTAACTTTATTATAATTATTTTGTAACTCAGTAGTTACAGCATCGAAGAAGCCCGGATCTGATCTTTCAAGAAGCTCAATAGATATCGTCTGCATTCCGGAATACTTGGACACTGTGGCTGACAAATACTCAGAAACAGCGTCCGTTTCGCTAACTGCGCCTGATTCAGCTTCTACCGTAGTCGTAGGGTAGGTCGTAAATTTAGGCCGGTTTATTGTTAAACCAGAAGGCGGTAGGGCAGCGCGACTTACAGTTTCCATAGCAGGACGACCGAAGTTACCCTGAGTTGAAACAATAGAAGCCATGTACTGAGTTGGATTAAATCCAATTCCAGCAGAAGCAAATCCATCGGCTGCAGTTAATGACATATCTTCGGCTGCAGTTACCCATAGCTTAGATTCGTCATTACCTAATTGAGCTTTAATTTTGTGCATCGTGTATGCACCCTTGCTAGTAATTCCATGTCTAACAGTTTGAGAATTTAAAGCATTGTAGGGCGTGGTAATTATTGGTCGAGAGGCTTCTACTACTGGAGTAGCCGCTTCCGCCGGTGTTTCTGTTGGCTCTGGAGCTTTTACGTCCAAGATAGCCTCGCTTTCGGTAGGTGTTGGAGTTGGTACTTCTTCTGCTTGATTAGCAGCTACTTTAGTTACGACAGCTTCGGTATAGGCCGGGCTTTCGACTAAAGACACTTCGGTCATCCGGGCGCTAGAAATTACTAGCACTCCTTCTTCATTTTCTTTCGCTTTTAAAACATCTACGCCGATAGATAAAGCAGAAATCAAATCTTCTGCTGCTAGGGTTAAATAATCTGTACCCTTAGAGCTAGCACTTATTTTAAAAGTGCCATAAATTGCATCTTGCGTAGTAGTAAAAGATTGAGCGCGACCAATAGGATCATTTTTAGAGTGCATCGCTAGTAATTTAATTCTTTTAGCATCTGGTATTTCTACAGATCCACTTTCAAATATTACAGGGCCAGCAGAAGTATTACCAATAGTGTTAAAGGGTAATACGACACCAGAAATTAATCGACGGCCTGCATCGCTGCTTTCTATACTACTGGCTAAATTTAAGTGCATTGTTTTATTCATCTATACCTTCTTCGTCTATTAGTGGATTTACATTACCGTCGGGCGTTAGGTCTTCCATCTCTTTAGCTTGGTTAATATCAATTAAACCAAGTGTTAGCATTTTTTCTATTACATTTAATCGATCCATAGCATCACCGCGTAAGAAAGTATCATCTACTGCAAATTTTACAATATTTCCATTAGCGGTTAGATCGTTCATAGAAAGACGATTCTCCACTGCCGAAATGTAAGGCTGCAGCGTATAAGCTACAAATTCTTTACGTGCATCTAAAATATTTTGATAAGTCATGCTAGAGCCGTTATTCATTTCTGCAGAAATCATAAAGGCCGGCACGTTCATTAATCTCGCGACCTGACAAGCTAAAAACTGCGAAGCATCGTTATATAACATTTCTTTAGGAGAAAATCCTATATTTTCTACTGATAAAGTAGAAGTTAAATAAGCAGTGCTACGACTTTGACGGCTTGCTTTCCATGATGCTAATAATCCTGCTATCTGCGCTTCTGGTAAGTCAGCTCCAGAATTTTTAATCACAGAAGTTGCCATAGGAGTTTGAGAAGCTACGGCTGCGGCTTTCTCAACATCTAACGCAGATTGAATAGTCCTAGATCCAGTTAATAAAACACCATTAGTTAATCCTTGAAAAGTTACTAGAGATCCTATTCCGCTATCTGGTACGCGCTCTCCATTAATTGAGTAATACTCGACTTCGGTGCCGTATTTATTAGTCGTAATACTAACCCGATTATTAGCGATCCACTCGAAGCCAGAAGGTCGTAGGTCATCGGCATATAAAGAATTCACCCTAAGAAAACTCTGGCCGTAGAAAATTAACGAATCAATTAACCACGCCATAGTAACGCTTCGCGGTTGTCTGATATCTGGCTGATCTAACCAAACTGGCGACTGTAATTTTTTACCGGTAGATTTTTTATATAATTCTAAATCAAGTGATGCAATAGTGCCGGCTATTAAGTTTCTACATCTGGCCACTGCTGGCACTTGCATCGCAGCTTGACGATCCATAAAGCCCGGACCCATACCAGAACTAACACCTGTATTAAAAGATCCGTAGCCGTAACTAGTATCCATTATCGCTGGAGAATACTGAGCTTCTACTTTACGCGTAGGTAAGATATTGGATAGAGTCTGCAGTATTCCCATAGAGAGTATTTTCCCCTATTTGTCAAGCATAAAGCCCCATTTAGCCCTGCGTGTCGGATTATTTACGCTCACGCTTATATATAGGGCGTGGCGTGTATTGACAAGGTATAGACAGGGCATTACCTTTATACCACTGAGCTAAGCGAACGCCTTAGACAGAAGGGCTATAGATGAAAACAGTACAGATTGAGATAGATGCAGAAGGCTTCGAATATCTATGGAGTAATTCTATGAAGTGGCAAGGTATCGACTGGTATAAGCAGGCCGATCGTTTTACCCCAGAGCCAGAGAATTTTAACTGGCAGTTTGTATATTGGTTCGATAAATATACCGATCTAGTTATAGCTGAAGGATTCTTAAAAGCGATCCGCGCTCCCTTTACTCGTCACTCAGACGACGTAGAAGGCTGGATAATTCTTACCGATTTCGCCTCACCTTGCCACGTAGGTAAATAATGACGACCGCCGGCGAGCTTCTTTTAGCGCAGTGTGAGGCTTTATTAAAAGATAAAGCCCTACGCAGTGAAACTTTAAACCTACTAGACGACGTAATACAACTTATGTCAAATCTAGGAGAAAATGAGTTATGCGAGAAAATGCACCAGATTTATTTAGATCTTGAAGTATTCGCTAATGATAATGACTGCTTCCCATTTGAGATAGTTATCGAGTTATTTGCAGGTAGGGATAAATGAGTAATACACCGGCTCGATCTATCCGCATACCCGATAAATTATGGGTTAAAGCTAAAGCGAAGGCCAAGCGAGAGCATACTACGGTAAGTGCCATATTGATAAAGGCGCTTCTCGACTGGGTAGGTGAAAACTAAGAATAGATCTTCGCAGTTTCTAACGGCTGGACTAGGACATGAATTACCATCGCAGCGCCGATGGCAATATCTACCGGTCCGGCCGATTTTCTTCTGACGATACGCCATGAACTATCATTAAGTTTAGCTGCGCAGTTTTGAAAATGTTGGATTAGTAATTCTTGCCCAGAGTGAATAAAGCGATTATTAGAGAGCTGATCGTGAAGATCCGAACAGGCCTGATAGAAGTTAATTCCGCTTACATCTTTAACATTTACGCCGTTTCTGGACAGGCGATCCGCAATAGACTGCGTAGTCCACTTGTCGAAGCAAACCACTCTCGGATAGTAAAGGTCGCACCATTTTTTAACTGATACCGCTACTTGTAGCTCATCGATCGCCACGTCACTATGGAAAGTTTCTAATACGCATACTCCGTATTTACCTTCGGGCGTTATTTGGCCCATTACTAAACTTCCGTCGCGCCTACTAGGACTAATATCGAAAGCCATAACTGTAAGGGGTCCCGGTGACATCTTTAAAGTAATATCGCTGGTCGCTTCTATAGATCCTTCCGGGAAAGGATTACTTAGGCTACTAATCCACTGGCATAGCGTTTCAGTCCTGAAAGTTTCTACTGTATTAATTGATAGGGCCTCAGCTATAGATTCTTCGCTAATTAAAGTTCCTAAACTGGGGTTTGCCTGCGCCCAGCCTTTACGATCTGTTAATTTTGACCACTGCGGAGCTGAATACTCATAGAAGCCGAAAGACTCCGGCGGATTACTTAAAGCCTTCTCGCGTAGGTCATTAAGGGTCAAACTAAAAGCATCTCCGGCATTAGAGCTAAGATAAGTCTGCGAATTAGGCCGCGCTCTAGTTACCGGCACTGCCGCAGCGAAAGCCTCTGGGATAATGTCGCGGATCTCATCGATCCATAAATAATCAGCCGTCCGGCCTCGCGAGCCGTTTGAAGTCGCAGCTACTACATCTAATCTACCGCCGCCATATTTGGAAAGTATCTCGATCGATTCCGTACCGTTGGCATAGCGGATCTGTTTTACTTTCTTTCGCAGTTCATCGCTATTTTCTAACAAATAACAAATATCGCGAAAGTTAGTTAAAGCCATGCCACGATTGCTACTCATTATGAGCTGATTCTTTTCGCCGAATAAAACCAAGCCGGCTACAGCTCTTATTCTGCCTATGAAACTTTTACCGTTCTGGCGGCTGCAGATTCCGAGATAAGACTTACGTATAAAGGTATTATTTTCGCTAACAGCCAGCATGTCATTTAATACCCATTGTTGCCAGTCCAATAAAGGCGCTCCTATTGATGCAGCTAACTCGCCTACCTCTGGACCCCTAGATTTACCAGTTAAAGGCTTACTCGATAATCGTGGCTCTACTGCCCCCAGTAGGGGCCGTTTAGGAGTG